GCGAAAGTCTTATATCAGAAACTGTCTATCAGGGATGATACTTCAGCTGGATTAACTGCTTATGGTGAGACGAAATTGGAGGCGTTCACAGTGGGACTTGATAAGGCGATCGATATCGTTGTGAATGATAAGGCGCCCGCTCCTTGTCTTGCTGGATTTCGGACTCAACGTAAGGGAAAGACCAGACTTGTGTGGATGTATCCGCTTGAGATGACAATTTTGGAGGCAATTATTGCTAGACCATTAATTGATTATTTCAAGAGACAAACACACGTCATGACGTTTGGCGATTACAGTCATGAGATTGGTGAAAGAATGCGTCGCAGCGCTTCAATCACAAAATACCATTATTCTCTTGATTACAGCCAATTTGATGCATCAGTGAGCCCTGTATTAATCAGTTATGCGTTTAACGCATTTCGTACATGGTTTGATCTCTCTGTAGAGATCTATCCTGGTGTATCGTTGGAAAAGTTGTTTAACTTAGTACAATCGTACTTCGTTACGACACCTATTGTTATGCCATTGAGGGATAGCAAATATCCAACGATAGTGTTAGGTAAGAAGGGTGGGGTTCCCTCTGGTTCCTATTTCACACAATTGGTTGATAGTTTCGCTAACGTTGCTATGATTAAGGCCGCCGATGTACGATTCACCCTTGGTATTAAGGATGAGAATCTTTACGTACTTGGTGATGATTGTCTGTTCTTTTGCAACTGTCTGACATCAGTTGCTCAAATTAGCAATTTCTTGTGTAACTTCGGCTTCAAATTGAACACTGCGAAAGGTTCAAGCGGATTAGCCACCGATGATATCGAGTATCTTGGAAGACGCTGGAGAAACGGATTTCCAATTCGTAAATTTAGTGAGATTACTAGAGGTGCTCTATATCCAGAGAAGTACCGAAGGTACAGTCCAGAGCGTGGTGTCAAGATGTCACAGGCACTTAACACGCTCAGTTCCTATCTACTAACCTCATACTTAGAGGATCCTCCGGTAGGAATGGATAAGTTTAGG